AACTTAGATAGGTTATCAGAAAGTTTTGATGGCCTAGATATTTTTTTAATGAATGTCGAAGCTCTAACTCACCTTCCTTCAGTACAATTTCTTGATCGATATTTACTAGGAACAAAAAGTTTAATGGCTATTGATGAAAGCACCACGATCAAAAGTCCTACTGCCAAACGGACAAAAAATATTTTAAAGATTTGTAAACTTGCTGAGTATCGTCGAATACTGACAGGATCTCCTGTCACAAAAAATCCCCTGGATTTATATTCACAATGTCAATTTTTAGATGAAGACCTTTTAGGTTTTAGTTCTTACTATGCTTACAAGGCTCGCTATGCTATCGAAGTAAAGCGTCATACATCTAGTCATGCATTCTCTCAAGTGGTTGGCTTTCGAAACTTAGATGAACTATCGATAAAGTTAGGGACCTTTTCTTTTCGAGTCTTAAAAGAAGATTGCTTAGACTTACCTGCAAAGATTTATCAACCTCGCTATGTCGAGATGACCAAGGAACAAGAGAAAGCGTACAATGATTTAGCGACCTTTGCTATTACAGAGTTAGAGGGAGAAACACTAACGGTTAATAATACAATGACCATGCTCTTACGATTACATCAAATTACTTGTGGTTATCTGCCCACGGACGACGGACCAGCGATACCTTTAAAAAACAATCGACTTGATGAACTCATGGCAGCTATTGAAGAAGTAGAGGGTAAGATAATTATCTGGGCAAACTATCGACAATCAATCTTTGATATTCAAAAAGCCTTATCTAAAAAACATGGTGAAGAAACTGTTGTCACTTACTTTGGAGATACCAAGGATAAGGACCGACAAGATATTGTCAAACAATTCCAGGATAAAGATAGCCCGGTAAGATTTTTTGTAGCCAATCAACAAACAGGGGGCTATGGATTGACATTGACCCAGGCACATACCGTTATTTATTTTTCAAATAATTATGATTTAGAAAAAAGAATTCAATCAGAAGATAGAGCTCACCGAATTGGTCAAAAGAATAATGTGACATACATTGATTTGATTTCAGAAAAAACTGTTGATGAAAATATTGTTAGCAGCCTTAGAAACAAAATTGATTTGGCCTCACAATCATTAGGAGAAAAACTCAAGTCCTGGTTGATTGAAGGAAAGAAAAAGAAGGGGGCCTAAGCCCCCGACTTGTTAGTCTTTATGAAGTATGTCGATACTTTCAACTACCGAGTTGATGATAAGATCTTTCTTAACCAAGTTCTTTTTATCATCGAAATGATAATCATAAACTTGAAGAAAATATCTGTCACTATCGGGAGTTTTGTTTACTATTACTTTCCTCCAGGGTTCGTTGTACTTCCAACCGAACTCAAGAGTTTCTTTTTTATTTTCCATAGTTCTTCCTTTCTATCTCCCATATTATCCCATAAGAAGGAAGAAAGCAATTGGACATAATGTCGCAGGCAAAAGATATTTATTTAAACAATCTAGTTGACAATTAAATGGGAATGACTATATATTATCTTATATAAGGAGAAAGAATGACTGATATTACAAAATATAAATCTGTTATCGTGCGAGTAGAAACACATAAGAAGTTAAAAAAACTTGCAGGAAAAGACAAAAAGATTTCTGGTATCTTATCGCAACTAGTTGATAAAGAATACGATAGAAAAGTAGGAGCATAAATGACAAACAAGAAAGATAGAAATAAAGAAAAGATGATTAAGATCATTGCAGCTAAAATAGATAATCAAATGGAACCTGCTTTGGAAAGAGAAGAGGATCAATCTATTACAGAACATTGGCTATATGAACTATGGAATATGGCCTTTGTTTCTGGTGAAGTTGCAGGGATTAAAAGTTGTAAACATATTCTCAATGCTGACATAAACGAGTTAGATAACATTGAAGAATTGGGAGAAAGAAATATTAAGAAGACTCTTCAGTAATGAAGAGAGGGGGTATGAGTTGTCTCCGCAATAATGTTCCTACAATTTGATCAGATTTGTAGGTGTCATATCCCTTCTCTTGATTACTGATAGCGAGAATTAGTAATCATCTCTGATGTCTACCTCCCAAAGCTAGAAGGATGAGAACCATTTTAGCTCTCGCATGAACGACTAGGGAGGGAAAAACTATTTTCCCTCCTGGTCTAAATGAAAGGAAAAATATGGATCAAAAGTACCAAAATAGAAAGCAATTAAAGAAGCATTTATCTAATGCGATTGGCTATATGAAGCATGATCGTACACAATTTTCTTTACCTACAACGATAGCTTTTTTAGAAGGATACCTGGATGGTTTGGAAGAAGCCGATCATAAATTACAAGACACACTTCAATTTATGGATAACAAAAACAATTTTTTTGATTTCGCAGATAGCGAAAAACCTTAAAAGTTTATCTATTAATTTATCCCAAAAAATTATATAAATATACATAAGAGCGGGAGTATTTCCCTGTTTCGATCTCCCGCTTTTACAAGGACAACATTATGTTGAACGAGATAAAAACAAAAATCGTCCTCGCTGTCCAACGACAACGAATGTACGATCCGGTATTGAAAGATACAGTTGACAAAGTCTTAGTGACTTTTAACGACGGGAATGTAAATGGTTATCTTGCTGAAGAGTGGGATAACATGCTGAGTCAGGTAGACTCTATGTTAGAAAAGGCTTTTATTATTGAGCCGAAAGCTACTCGACCGCAGTTAGACTAACTTTTACGCCCTGATCTTTCTCTTTTTTGCGAGCAGAGTCCTTGCCACCAGGAAACTCACCCTTTGATAATTTGTTTTGTAATGATGCTATGTACAGATTTCTGAGCTCTGTCGGTAATAGTGATTCTATGTTTAGGTTATACTGTTTCATGCGAACCTCTAGTATATCAAAGTTCGTCAACAAATTTCTACAGAAAAATTAAAATAAATTACTTGACTTTTAGATTGAATATTCCCAACGGACTTTTCCAGCGTTAGATTGTAATGTGCTTCTTTTTCTTGACTTTGTTGTCCAATCTAGTAGGGGAACATCACTTGCAGGGATCCAATTAGAGGCCTTATAGATTGTTCCTAAGTGAACCTCTTTATCCTGATATGATACTAGTTTTATCAGATCAGGGAACTTTATCTTTATTCTTTTAATCATTTGAGAAATTGTAAACGTTGCGGTATTTTTAGGACAAACATCTGATAATGCGAGTCTTCTTAACTCTAAAATTTTTTCTCCATCTTTAAATCTGTTTGCTGCAACAGGAGAGGACCATATACCTACTCCAATTATTGCTTGTTTATATTTAAAAACATAACAAACATACTTTTTATTTCTGACGACATTCGACCAATGAATATCTGGTAATCGAGAATGCCATAGTTCATTTAACATGCACGCAATTTGTGCTCTTGTTTCTTCAATTATAATTTCTTTTAATTCTACCATGCTTAATTCCTATGTAGTCAATGCTTTATATTATTTGTTTTTTGTCCACGATCCACTGACCAGGGATCACGGTCACCCGACCAACGTCATTGTCCATTTTATCAGAACCTATATCGGCAGCTAATAAGAGATATTCTTTTGTTTCTTTGAGGACATATCCTACTGATAGAACCTCGGGCGGTGTAGTCTTCATTGCGTCTTTCAAACTATGCCACCCTGATTCCATTTCATAAGCATCTAGCCATCTAACTTCATACAGTTTTGACCGGGGACTAGCTTCAAGCTGTCCGCTATCTCGTTGCTTCGGTCGTTTTTTATCTGGGAAAACCATCCCTCAACCCCTTTACAGATGTTATATGTTTTAAGTCCATGATGTGCAAATCCATCTAAAGCAGCTTGCTTTACAGACTCTAAAGATACATCATCTCCGACCATCATTCCACCATCCTTTACCTTGGGCCACCAATTAATAATGTCCTCTTTCACTGCTTCGTAGGTATGTGCCCCGTCGACTATGACCCCAAATACAGAGCCATCATCAAAAGAATTAAGAATATTGGCGTTATCGGATTTGTTAACATTAACTATGCACCTTTCTGCTTCGATATGATCGTGTAAATTCCTGCAGAAATCGTCCCACAGGGGGTTTAAATTGACATTGGCATGTTCCATACCTGAACCTTCAAAAGTATCTATCACATGGACCTTAACGTCGTGTTTCCCGCTTAATTCCAGAGCATCACAGAGAAATCTTGTGGATCTACCTGCAAAGCACCCTATTTCGACGATATCATCACCGTCTTCACAATATTTTACCAAGTTCATCATAGCGTCGTGCATATTAAACCATCCTGGTATGTCTAAGTATTTATACATTGTCTTTCCTTTCGCATGTTTGAAAAATAATTATTGCCTAGCATTTTAGCTGCGAGCTCTCTTGCTCTTTTCCGTTTTGCTTCTTGTTTCCTCAGTCTGACAGAATATCTTCTGTCACTGTAATCATAGATTGGATTTTTTACTCCCATTTTATTTACTCCTAAAGTTATATGTTCTTGGTGGTCGTAGACCATTCATGGATTGATGAGCATAAACTCCATTAATTCCTTTGCGTATCTGATCCAGGGCATGATCGTAGGATCTGCGTTTCTCGTCGGTGTCCCGCAGACCTTTATCTTTGTATTCATGTAGAAACATCTGCAAATAGAATAAAGCCTTCTGGTTCATCTCAAGAGGAAACAGTCTTCCATGTCTACCGTACCTCATCCTTCTTCCTCCACTTATGCATTATTTGTTCTCCTGTTGAATCGTCTATGTAATAAATCCAACCACCAATGGTGATATAGCAACAGTCTTTGGACCGGATATCAACGACCATTTTTGATTATCCTTTCTAACTTGTTAAGTTTTTGTAAAAGGTTTTCTTTCTTGTTCTCTTGTGATTGGGGCACGAACCAGGGAACACGGATCCACCCGTGTTCTGTTAATAGTCTTTTTGCTATGTGATCAAATTTATAATTCATTTCTTTATTTCCTCCATCATATCATCATCAAAGTCGTCGGTTAGATATTCCATGGCCTTAACTCTAATCCCTGGTTTTAAGGTGTATTCAATAACGTTTCCGTTTTTGTCTACTATCTCTTCTCCCTCATCATCCACTTTGTAAAAAGTTATTTCGTTTATTAAGTAAGTCATATTCTATTCCCCCAATAAATATTTGTTTATGTCGACAGTCACGAACCTTTTGCCTTCTTCGTAATCATCTTTTTCTGCTTCGAAACCAAATCCGTCATCATGTTGTTCGTCCCCTATCATTTTAACCGGACTATCAATATATTCTGTAATAGTATCCCAGGTATCTGCTGAATATTCTAATGTATGGGAAGCATAATCATAAATGATTATGTGTCTGTTATTCAGATGTATCATGAGATGTTCAAATCCCCCTCCACTGTAGTGAGAATATATTTCTTTGATATTATCAAAGATATTTTCATATTGAGTATACTGAGAGAAAACTCCATTCTCATTAATAAAGTTTACTAACTTGATTACGTTTTTGTAATCCGTAAATGTTGCCTGTACTTGCATTACTTTTCCCCCCTTACATAATACCCTGGAAGTGTGCTTTGAATTCTAAAAGCTTCGTTAATATCCTTAAAAGAAAATGCTCCCATACCCATAGGATCATCTTTCTTTTGAACACAATAATTTACAATCAATTCTCCGGTATCATCATACTTAACAATTCCGGATACATGATGTGTATTGTTTTTAATCTCGAAGCGATCTGCTCCTCGATAGTTTTTGTACTCGTGTACTTCAAATGTAGTCATTATTCTGCCTTTCTTATTGGGGACTAAACAATTCTGGGTAGGTAAAGTGACTCTTTTCTTCATCATTGCTGAAAACTACATTGACTTGATTGTCTATATTCTTTTTGATGTAGTCTTGCATGGAAGGTAAGATTTTCTCTTTATCTCCTATAAAGGTGCAGGAATATTCCTTTCCTTCATTTGTCTTAATGTTAATTGTTATGTCCATTTCTATATGGGATATTATATTGTTTTGAGATAGTGGTCAATGGGTAAGTAAAAAGAAAGGAGGAAATATTTGTGATTGTGAAAGGATAGGCAACCACGAACCACTGACCACTGCCCAGGATCATAGCATAAAGACTCTATAGTGCCAAATCCTGAGTAAAAAAAAAATAATTTTTAAAAAACCTAAATCTCGTTCTTCCGTTCTTCAATACCCTATATATACAGTAGATACAGTAGTTTATTGTAAATTTACTCGTTCTTCACTCGTTCTTCAGAAGACTATACACAGTCTTTACCAACCTCACTAGGGGAGCAGGGGTTATCATTTTGTTTTACTTTTTTCTTTATTTTTCAACAATTGTCACTATATAATATTTGTATTATGAAATTTAGAAAACCAGGGGATGATATCATCCTAACAAAAGAACTCGCTGGAATGCGAGATGAACTCACTGCAAAACAAATAGAGTTTTGTCATCACTTAGTTGCTCAAGAGAATAGAAAGACTGCTACTGAATGTGCAGTTATGGCAGGATATTCTGAACACTCAGCTAGAATAACTGCTTCTAAACTACAAAGTGCAAAAGAGTTTCCCAAAGTTCATGCCTACATTCGAGCTTTACAAGAGGATCTCTGGAATAAGTACAAAATCTCACCTGCTACTCACATGAGAAGACTACATGAGATTGGCCTTCGTGCTGAAAATCCAGAAGCTAAAGATATAGTTGAGTTTGATATGAAACCGGATCTCAAGACCGCATTAGCTGCCGAGATTAGTAGAGGTAAAGCTGCAGGATATTATGAGAAGAAAGAAAAAGTTAAAGACAAAAGCATAGACTCTTTAAGCTTAGATGAAGTATCTGAAATGCTTTCCAAAATGAAAAAAACAGTTATCATTGAAGGCACCCCTGCTGATTTGGAGGACAATGGACCCAAGACAGTACAAAGCGACGATCAGTCAGAACAAAGCGATCAACAAGTTCCTTGAAGAAGGATACCTGGTCTTTGCTAACGTATGTGAACAAGGTCCTATTGATATTATTGTTGTCAATCCAAAGAATGGTAGAACTCATTTCCTTGATATTAAAACATCAAAAGGAAACACAATTACCAAAGGAAAAAATGTAGGTGGTTCGGGCACTAAACTTAAACCCCATCAAAAAGAACTCGGAGTCCGACTCTGCCTTGTCCAAGGAGACGAAATTCGCATTGTTGAAAAAAGAGAAACAATCAATCAAAGACAAAGAAAAGAAAAAAGGTTCCTCAACAAAGCGAGGAAGGGAATCAACATTTTGGAAGAATGTTAGGTCCATCACTCCTAGTATATTTTGGACCCGCATAGAAACATACGGGACACCTGGTATTCCCGATTTATTAGGAGTTTTTAAATCAAAAAAATTTAATCGTAATATTTCTTTTTGGTGCGAATTGAAACTAACAAAAGGAAACAAACTCAATCTGTCACCTTTCCAAATTTCGTGGAATTTAAAGCGTTATTCTTTATGCAAGGATAATTTTATTATGGCCAAGGGGGTCGAACAGAGGGCTATTTATTTTTATCCGGGGTCAATGGTGCGTGAGCTTGCGACTGATTTCACTTCGGTTGAACCCTTGTTCGTGGTCCACCAACCATGGACGCATGAGCTTGAGCCTGCGCTTGAGCGTGTGCTTGTGCATGTTCCTTAATTAATTTTATATTTTTCCAGGAATTAAAAAAGCCCCGGATTTCTCCGAGGCTCTGGAATTTATTGGTTATTCATTTCGTGTTGGATCGCAGTGCTGAGTTCTGTGTCGAACCTTTCGTCCGAGTCCTTCACTAGCTCGTACGTTTCTGATTTTGCCCAGGACTCTGATCCAAGCCGGCGGATCGTCTTCCGTTCTTGCTTGATCATGGGGTGTTCTTCCTTGTGAACCGCAGTCCAATCGAAGATGGTGACCTCCCCTTCTGTTTCTACCCAACAGACCGCTCCGCAGCTCAAAGGCTTTTTTGGCTGATACCTAGTAGTTGATGAGTCATGGTAGATAACTTCGTGACCGTAGTAGGTCTTACCTCGGTGCTTGACCGTTAACACTGGAAATTCTGTCCCGTGCTTCTGGTTATGCTTCAGCATGTGCTGGTTGACGTGAACGATAGTCTTTGCAGTTTTAGCTTTCTTCATTTTTTCTTCCTTTCGATTTTAAATAGCGAGTATCCATATAGGATATTATAGGTGTATTTTTTCATAAATAATCCAGGAAGTCAAATTTAAAATTTCGGTATCCAGGCCTGTCCCTGGTCCCGCAGCACTATCAAGTGCTTGAGCGTGACCCAAGCTTGTTCCTGTGCCCGTGTTCCAGGTTCGTGCTTGAGCATGCGCTTGCGTGCGTCTTGGATCAGCTTGTGGATGGAGTCCAGGTTCTGCCTGTGCTTGCGTTCGGTGTTGTTCATTTTTAATGCACCTTATAACTTATATTTTTAATTCTTTTATCCCAACAAGCGGTACAAGATAAACACTGATTGCCTTGAAATCTTGAGACACAATCAAAGCCGATTGGATCTTTATCCTTATGCACTGTTGATGTATTTTGAAAGCCCTTGGGCGGTGGTCCATCGATCATAAGGCCCGACACTCTAACAACTAGATTTTTTGGAAATGTATTTTTTTTCAAATACTGTTGAATGAGTTTTATTTCCCTAGTAGGTAACCAATGCTTCGTATTAGGTGTTAACTCCGCAATCCTCACAATCTTTTTTAATGCCTCCATATGGGGTAAATCCCCGCTATCGAACCATCTAAAATATTTTATGTCTTGTAATTGATAAGTCATCACATTGACGAAGTATTCACTTTCTAGGTGTTTTAAATTTGTTTCTTTATTTTTTCTAACCGATGGAAAATTAAAATTTCCTTTTAATGCGTAGCACTTAGAACAAACAGACCCTTCTATTTTTCTAAGCTTTGAGCCCGTAATACAATTT